AGAACCTGTCTGCCCAATCTGAAGAGCCATAGGCCGGGTCAGCGCCAATAACATAGTAGGCGGTATCTACAGGCTCTTCCCATACCTTTAGAGTAGCTAGGCGCTCTGTAGACTTGAGGCAATCGGTATCATGGAAGTTAACTCCCATACTATAGCGATAGTAATCAGCCTCTATCTTCTTGGCTATCTTGTAGGCATCAGTGCAACGGGCTGTAGAGAAGAAGCTACTGCCAGAAAGAATGAAGGCGTAATCCTCGGTGGGCGGGAACTCCTGATACATCAGGGATTCATCTTTAATGCCCTCCAGCATCTTCCATCGCCACCATGCCATCTGCCGGCTATTAATGTCTATGTTGTATAGTTTCTTAATATCCCTCGTCCATTCCTTTTCCTCGCCGGTCAGCTTGCCATCCCAGTAGACCTTGTAGATTTGATTGTCGGCAGGGATTGAATAGAGTTCATTGCGCCACCAGCCACAGAAGATCGCATGTTGAGTTCTGGCACGTTTGGCGGTGACATACATATCGTGAAACATATTGAACCCGCGAGCAGTAGATTCAAATATATACAATCTCTTGGGATTGGTTTCAGCAAGTGAGGCCAGCAGCGAGGCCAACCCTTCCTCATCGCCCCATGATGAGGTTTCAGTTCCATGCAGGAAGGTAATACCCTTGCCTCTGCCTAGTGTCCCCTTGGCGCGTAATCCTGCAACCTGATAGAAGATCCGGCTTCTGTTCTTCAGGGCCAGTGAATTACGGTTATGGGATAAGACAGGTATCTTGTATTCTTTGGGCAGCCCTTCCATGTAGGCTGATAGTGTCCCACGGAACATATCCCTGTTCTCCTCAGTATCCGTAACCAAGGTTCCATTCAGCCCTGCATTGACGTAGTGCCAATAAAGATCTAGCGCCAGGGAGATAGTTGTTACCCCCAACTGCCGGCCCTTCAGGATAACGAAGAAATGCTTTTCCTCTGCCAATCCCTTTTCAATCTCATTCATTACATACGTCTGCGTTCCCAATAGATGATTAAGGTTCTGTAATCCTTGTTCCTTGGTTTCAATCTTTAATTGGGAGCAGAAGGCATAGAACTGCTTAAGGTTTAATTTCATTAATCATGTTCCACGTGAAACTTCTGTCTGCCAGGGCATAGTATTTCCATACTTACTTTTCATAAAGGCAATGCCTTGGTCGAAGAAGTCTCGGTTACTTGAAGTCTCATTACCACCCAACCGAAAGCAATTAGTATGCAGTTTGCTACCTTTAAATTTGGGATACCACTGTTTGGCAAGGTTATACGCAATCCTGTCCGGCCCCCAATCACGAGAGTTATATGCCTGGGCCACATTGCGATAACACTCAGTTCTCATTGCAACCGAGCCAGTAGGTGCAAAGTTCTTGCCTGGGGTATTCCATGAATAATGCTCCTCCCCCAAACATTCGCAAATGTCATCAAAGAGGAATTGCCCATCTTTGTCGTATACCGACATAAGGCTATATGCCCAATCATTACCATCTTCTATTATTTCAATCAATGACTTAACATGGTTTGGCTTAAACCAATCGTCGTCTTGCAGCATGAACAGAACATCTTCATTAACAAGACAAGCTCCGGCAGCAAGCAACCTTCTACCTTCCAAACCCTTGCCGCCAATCTTGGAAGGCCAGTAAGCCACGTGAACACCATCATCTATGTATTTGGCAGCCAGATCCATAAACTGATTGTGAGACATTATTCCGTCTGTAGAGAGATATATCTGAACCGGATAAGTCTGTGCTTGCAAGCTACGCAAACATTGGTCTAGCTCAATCCTGCCAATCGTAGGAACCAATACCGCAGCACTTAGATTCATAATCACATCAATGTCTGTTTCAAAGCCAGCCGGTAAGCCTCACGGTATGGGCTATCTTTGTCAGCAGCCTCCGCTTCCCATGCCTCTCTCAATCTGGCTATATAAACCGCGTCGTAAGACATGTTGTTCCAGTAACGCAATAACTCCTTAAGCATAAAGCTATTGCCCATCGTAGCTTCATCTGGCGCTCTACCCTTCATATTGCTAACCCTATATCAAGATATACGCCAAACCCTTACGCCACCCTCTACCAAGACTTGTTTGGCAATAAACTTCATCCCCAATTCAATACCCTTCTTCTTGTTAATACCACACATGGTATTAATCATTGATGCGCGTTCACTCTTTACCAAGAATGAATCGCCTATTTCCATCTCATTATACGGATACTTGTTTGCCGTTATGCGTGTTACCGGCATATCTATGTTCTTCTCTACCGTTACCACATTCATATCATTCTCCCGTTATTAGTATTAACACTATATCACTACAAACGAAAAGAGCAAAAAAACTTTGGGGGGAAGGGCGTGGGGTGGTTCGTTCTTACGCAATCCCAAACCCATTCAGATGGCCAGGCTTTCGCCGGTACACCTGGTCGCGCCCATGCCCATATTCGATCGACATGCCCATACGCGTACGAGCGCACAGCACGCGCACAGGCCGAACATATGCCCATGCCCATGCCCATGCTACTGCGTAGCACCTATGCCCCGTACGCATGAGCGTAGAGCGCTGGTACACTCTCTCTCACACTACCCGATATAGAATACATTTATTACATATCCCATATCAGTATAATACCTAGTACATATATATGTACGTACTAGTACGTAACCACCTATACCGCAAATTGCGTCATATTGTGCCGTTGAGCGTCACATTTAACGCCTGTGTACGTGTTAATGGCCTTAGAGCGTAACTGGCATAGTATATGCATGTATAGGTATGTAATACTCATTAATCATTAATCAGAAAGGCATATATATGGATATTTATAAAACTGTAACGGACAGCATTATTGCAGAGCTAGAGAAAGGCGCGATTCCCTGGGTAAAGCCTTGGCGCGTAGATTCGAGCGCAGATAAGAATTTTATCTCGCAAAAGCCTTACCAGGGCATAAACAGGCTGCTGCTTGGCATGAGCAGCATGAGCAAAGGGTATACAAACCCAGCCTGGGCCACATTTAAGCAATGGCAAGAGTCAGGCGCTAATGTGAAAGCTGGCGAAAAGGCAACTCATATCGTATTCTTTAAACCGATGAAGAGTACTGATAAAGCCACAGGAAAAGAATCAGGATACTGCGTTATCAGAGGATACGCAGTCTTTAATGTCGCTCAAACTGATATGCAGATTATCCCTTCCGTTATGCCTGATGCACCTTTTAATCCTGTGCCAGCATGTGAGGATAGAATTGTAAAGACTGGTGCATCAATCAGTCATGGCGGTGACGCAGCATTCTACATGCCTAGCCAGGATAGGATACAGCTACCTAATAAGGGTTCATTCGACAGTGAAGCAAATTACTACGCTACCGCATTCCATGAATTGTCGCACTGGACAGGCGCGAAGCATAGGTTAGATCGTTCGTTGGATAAGGGTAGATTCGGTAATCCTGCGTACGCGTTTGAGGAATTAGTCGCAGAAATATCTGCAGCATATCTGTGCGCTGATTATAAAATCCAAGGTGAATTACGCCATGCCGGATATATCCAAAGCTGGCTCAAAGCGTGTAAGGATGATTCTAAAGCAATTTTCAAAGCTGCCGCACACGCTCAACGTGCTACCGATTACATCAATACTCTTGATGTTAATGTTGCAATAGCTGCATAGTGCTAACTGGTATACGCTTATTAAATAGGCGCTATCGGATTATCACTTGATAATCATAATATATTAGAAAGGCATATATGAAACTTGAAACTGCGCTCTGTATCTATACCGAATATGATGGCGATTTTGCTCATATCAAAGCGTACGCTTGTAAACCGGTATTAAATGCTAATTATAGCAATCACCAACCGGAACCGGTTGATCGTTACGATCATCCGTTACATGCACTTATTTTACACTCGCAAGCTAACCGTGGTTACCATTGGACAGGCATGTATGGCATGGAAGTGACAATCGAATGCCACGAGCGTGTTGATCTAAATCTTGCTAAGAAAACGGTAGCTATTCTTGCGCCTATTGATCGCAAGATACAGAAAATGCAATCCCAGGAAGGCGAGACTAAATCATATGGGCAGTGGCTTAATCGCGTAGCACGTGCGATTGATGCGAAAACCGTATATTTCCGCAATATCAAGGGAAGATACATTGGTGCTACCGGAGGCGATATCGTTTACTACGGAGATAATTGCGAGAAAACGGTAGAAGAATGGGCCAATCCGGTATCTGCTGAGAAATCTGCGTAATATATTCATAATGCGCTGTGACAGAGCGCATTGTGAGCAATATTGCTCATATATGATTGATAGGATAGTGAAATGAAAACGAGAATTGTACGTGACCGAAAGGTGGGATGCGGCTACACGCTAATGTGCGCTCCGAGCATAGCGATGCTGAATCGCCAGCGCATTTATTCTAGTTGGTTCGCATACCGCCATGAAGCCGCCGCGTATCTTGCGGAAAGGGAGAGTAAATAATATCTCTCATAATGCGCCTTTTAACCAGGGCGCATTGTGAGCTATGTTGCTCAATTTATAATTGATAGGATATACATATGGATGATTACAATCACGTACAGATATTAAATGCATATATATCCAGGCTTACATTAGCCGATATAACTAATATCAGAGATCACGTAGAACGCTGCGTACATGCTCAATTAAATAATTCAACGCCCACACAATTAAAAGAACAGTCCGGACTGTATGCTGCCGTATGCAATTCAATCAATAATCTTATACGGCATGATAAGAATCTTATAAACATAATAGTTAACGCTAATATATCGGGGACATTATGATTAATCATACGACAGGCCAATGGCGATTCCAGGACAATGCACAGAACTGGAAAACCAATCCATACTCTATAACTGTACGCGCCCCAGGCGTAAACAGCGTAACAATTGCGAATTGTCCATCACGCGCAAAAATACCAGCGCCCCAGGCTCGCGCTAATGCTCTATTGATAGCGGCAGCGCCCGATATGCTCAAGCTGCTCTGGAGCATTAAATCGCATTTGTACTCAGGCGCGTCGTTACATGCCGGCTCACAGCTATTCGACGATGACCTGCCCATACATATGTTGATAGACGGTGTTATTAACCAGGCCACGAAAGGTAGGACAGAATGAACGAAAATAACCATACGCGCGATTCGGAGGAAATGGAATCCCTGCGATTCGACAGGGATCAATTGCAGATGATGCTACGAGTAGCACTCGAAGAACTGGAGCGCGCCAACCCAGGCGCGGCCTGCATCAAACAGATTATCGCAACCCTTAAATTTTGCACCCAATAAAAGGTATGTATATGATTGATATAGATTATTTAATAATGGTAGGCATAGTGTCCATGTATATTATCGCGGATCTGGTAACGCGTTATCCGCTGTAAATAGTTGGGCGGAAACTTTTCGCCCAGTTATTTACGCATAACCTAGTTATTTCTATTGACATATATTTATAAAATGGAGTCTACAAATGAATAAATACACCATTAAATTCAACGGCAGATTAGTAGGGGCAATAGGGGTATTCCAAGATTTCTCCCTTACTGTATTCGCAGTATCCTATGACCAGGCCATTCTGAAACTCTACGATACGCATGACCACATCAGAATAATCGAGGTAACACAATGAACGAAACCCCCGATTAACTTGTTAGAAAGGTATCGTATGCAATTATCAGACGCGATTGAAAATGGGAGAAAGCATGAGTACAGTTGAGATAAGAGAGCGATTTGATTCTGGCGAATTGACTTGGGCTGATCTGCTAGAAATCACGGGACTGCCAGCGGCTACGCTGTACGAAATACTTTTTTGAATAAGTGTTGACAATCCTATGCTCGCGGGATTAATCTGCGTCTAATCGTGTGACGCGATATGAGAGCCGATTAGCCTGTCCCCTACCCCATAGCAATGTGGGGCGTCACTAGGGGATGGACTAATCGGCTTTTTTTTCGTCCATACACGAGAACGAAACGGGGGCATAACCCACCCCTTGGGACTGCTTGGCGGCAAACCCAGATAAACGTGTCTAATGGGGCATGTGGTCACTTCCGAGAGGATCGGGCCAGAGTAAAACCCAGTCTACACAATTGTAGATAGACTAGATAAACGAGAGCCAGATGTACCACGTTACATATATGTAACGGGTGAGGTTGTATGTCTGCAGTACGCAGCGGAATACTTAGCACCTTGGCCGGTTTAGCATCGTCGAGGTGACTGAGTGAGAGTCAAAAGCTACATACTAGGATATAGATTTTAAAGGCAGGGCTTGCAATATCACAATTAACCGTGATAACGTATTAATCGCAACATGTATCATTAATCATTCATAGGAGATTCACATGGACTTTTGCATAAATTGTATACATTTCTTGATGAAACCCAACGATGATAAGCACGAGTACGCGAGGTGCGGTCGTCTCGGTACCCCCAATCCGGTAACCGGCATTATGAGCTTTCCGTATTGCAATTCGGAGCGCACCTACTCTACCGGTACCTGCGCCGATGGTAAGCATTTCCAACAGACTGTGGAGAAAAACAATGAGTAACAATCAAGCAGACTTTGAACCCGCGCACCGCGCACTGGGTATCTATAGCGGAGATGCCCGTAGGATCGTCCAGGGACGCGCTGTAGACGTGTACCTGACGAAGATAGGTAAACGTATCCCAGAGGACATTAGCGGCTTGGAAAACGTGCAGTGGGGCTTGCGACTGCAAGATCCTATCGGCAAAGCAGTAGGCGATCGGCTTAACGTACAGTTGAAGGAACTGGACGTAGAGATAACGCACCGTACGCACCCTTGGATGAAATCGCACTTCGACTTCGTATCAGAGGATAACAAGACTCTGTACGAAATCAAGAACTACGGCAGCCACGCACGTAACAAATTCGGAGATGATGGCTCCCAGGACATTCCGGTAGGGGACATGGCTCAGTTAATCCATGAGGCCGCTGTTTTTAATGTTACCTCTATCAATTTATGCGTCTTGTTTGGAGGGCAGGAGTTGTGCATCTATCCGTTCGAGATTGACGATGCGCTGAAGGAAAGTTTAATAATCCAGGAAGCGGCAGTATGGGCGGCAGTGCAGACGCGTCAACCGCCAGAGCCTACTCATCCAGATGATATTAAAGCACTGTGGAAGCGCGACGACGGGACTACGATGGTAGTAAACGATCAGGTAGCGGCGGCATGTTTCAGACTACGGAGTATCAAGGACGGTATCAAAAAGTTGGAGGCCGAGGAGGACGATCTTACCGGCATAATTCAGCAATCCATGAAAGATCACGCGACTATGAAAGATAGCCAAGGCAAGATCTTAGTAACGTGGAAAAATGCGAAGGGTTCGGCAAGGTTTGACATTAAGCGATTCAAGGAGGAGTTGCCCGAAACATACGAGCGTTACGTTATTAGTACGGATGGTTCCAGGAGGTTCTTA